GCCAAGGCCACCAAAGCGTCCATAGCCGTTAGTTTCAAATGAGAAGAGCCTCCGATGCCGTAAGGGTTTACAGGTTGCTATGCGACCGCCCATACCGAGCCAAGCAGATCGCTGAACTGCTGGGCAATAAAGAACGCTACACCTACCGGGTGCTGCACGACCTACTCAAATCCGGCTATGTCGGAGTAACCAAATCGTACTATCACAAACTCGAAACCCCAACCCCAACCATTTACAACCCCCACCCATGAGTTACACCCCCCAACCCAACACCTTCACCCTATTCGCTAACGATAAGGGCGACAACCCTAAGCGTCCCGATTATCGGGGCGACGTGGTTCTCCCCGATGGAACCAAGATGCGCTTATCCGGGTGGGTCAAGGAATCCAATGGCAAGCGGTTCATATCCGGCAAAGTAGAGCCAATCCAGCAGCAGACCAGCGGTGGAAATCTTGCACCCCAAGACGGTGATTTGCCATTCTAATCGTATATTTGTGCGTCAGTCCGTGTGTAATTGAGGCCACACGGTACTACCGATAAAGGGTTCTCATACGCCCCTACCCTCGGCTGCCTCAATCAGTCGGGGGTATTTTTTTTTTAACCACATAACCAATTAACCATGCAAAAACTCAACATCAACCCCGAACTTCAATCACTGATACCTTCGCTAACTTCGTTAGAATATCAGCAACTAACCAACAACATTCTATCGGAAGGCATCCGTGAAGCTATCCTGACTTGGGATGGGACGATTGTGGATGGACACAACCGCTATTCCATTGCACAGGAATTTGGCATACCGTTCACGACTAAGGCAATGCAATTTGCGGACCTTAATGAGTGCAAGGAGTGGATGATTCTTAACCAGTTTGGCAGGCGTAACCTGCAAGCATTTCAACGCAGCGTCTTGGCTTTGGAATTGGAGCAAGTGTTTAGAGATAAGGCCAAGGCGAATCAAGGCACAAGAATAGACATTCCTCAGAAATCTGAGGAAAGTTACAAGCCTATTGAAACAGGAAAAGAACTTGCTAAGATTGCCAACGTCAGCCATGACACCATCGCCAAGGTCAAGGTTCTTCAAGCCAAGGCTACCGATGAGGTTAAGCAGCAACTACGCACTGGCGAGGTCAGTATTAATCAGGCGTACAAGGAAATCAAGAAGGAAGAGAAACGAGTGGAAGCGGAGAACCGATTGCAGGAACGACTAATCGTTCAACAAGAAGAGGTCAAGGTTAATATGGCAAGCCCTGAAGCATACAACTGTCAACTGGGGCAGACGTGGCAATTAGGTCGGCATCGATTAACTATTGGGAGTTACTTTGACTATCAGGATGAGTATGCAGACGCTTGCATCACCGACCCTCCGTATGGTATTGACTATGACCCGGATTACACCTGCAATACCAACAAGACCAAGCACGAGAAAATAGTTGGTGATGATCAACAATTTGACCCAGAGCCATTCTTGCACTTTACTAACGTATGCTTATTTGGTGCTAATTATTATTCTCCAGCGTTGCCTGTTGGTGGTTGGATGGTTTGGGATAAGAGATTGACCGAGGCAGCCGATGCGATGCTTGGAAGCCCATTTGAACTTGCTTGGTTTCAATCAGCCAATACGACAAAGTCAAGCATCATGATAAGGGTGCAACACGGAGGCGCAATCAATGCGGACTCATTGTCTGGCAATGGGGACCAACGATTTCATCCAACCCAAAAGCCTGTATTGCTTATGATGGATGTCATCAATGCATTAACGGTTGAGCATGACATTGTTCTTGACCCTTTTTGTGGCAGTGGTTCAACCCTGCTTGCTTGCGAAAAAACCAACAGGGAATGCATCGCTTATGAAATTGTCCCTCAATATGGCAATGTGATATTGAGCAGGTTTTACGCTTTAACAGGAGTCGAGCCATGCTTGGTATAGATAGGATTCATATTGTAAACGACTTAAATATTGGTCGTCATTTTGCGGAGAGGATTGACAATAGCAAGAAATCCGAATCGCTATTTAATAGCATATACCGTTCACTTCTTCCAATATCTGAGGGAGAGGGAATAACCGAGGTAAACAAGACTGACTTATTGGCTACCTATGACTACCGAGAAGGAATTGATGTGATTCTAACCCTTGAGAACAACGCAAGGCTTACGCTGCAAGAGAAGTGCTTAACCACTACATTCAATACGGCTACATTTGAAACCGAAAAAAATAGTGGAGTGCTTGGCAATTATTACACTTGCACCGCTCAACTATACTTCGTTGGTTATGTTAACCCGGACTATACCGAATGCTTACGGTATTGCCTTATTGACCTTGCAAGATATAAAATGCTCCATGCACAAGGAAAGATTCCGTGCAGATATAGGCAAAATCAGGTTGGCAATCATCGGCAAAAATTCATGTACACGGAGTTTAAGGACATACCCCAAGAGTGTATCATCGCAATAAAATTCGGGATATGAGAGATTCATTCGTCTTTTACCGCTCCTTCCAAAGGAGCATCCAGCACCTCGAAGCAAGTGAGCAACTGGAGGTCTATCACGCAATAATTGCGTACGCACTCGACCAAGTTGAGCCTGAACTCACACGCTACTCACAAGCAGTATGGGAGGCCATAAAACCACAAATCGCTGCTAATCAGCGCAAATACGAAGCAGGTTTGCGTGGTGGGAAACCAAAGGCTAACCAAGACCTAACCATACCCGAACCATCCCCTAACCTAATGTATAATGATAATGGAAATGATAATGAGAATGGAAATGAAAAGGAGAATGAAAAGGACAATGAAAAGGAGAATGAGAATGAACAAAGGTTTGACCAATTTTGGACAACATTCCCACGCAAGACCGACAAGGCAAGAGCCAAGCGTTCCTTCCTACGCCTAACCAAGACCGAGCAAGAACTGGCAGTCAGCAACATTGCAAGACTGTACTCCGAAACCCCTGCACAATTCGTTCCGCATCCTTCCACCTACCTCAACGGCAAGCGATGGGAGGACCAAGCCATCCAGCGTACACCTAACTTTGCATACTCAAACCTAACCTCCGATGATGAACCCTTACCAGTTGTCCGCTGAACGCAAACTGCTCGGCTGCCTCATGGACAAGTTCGTAAACCGAACCGTCCTCCTGACACAAATCCCTGAACGCCTATTCACGGGCAACAACGTCCTCCTGTATCGGGCTATCGAGTCCCTCCACAAAGCAGAGCGAGAGATTGACATCGTTACCGTCTACAAACACCTCGCAGACCAAGGCCAAGCCCACGTACTCCTTGAAGGGATTGACCCCGAAGCGGGGCTTGTAAGCAACTGGAAGACCTACGCATCCGACCTGCACGACCTTTGGAAGGAACGTGAAGAAGCGAGAATCATGGAAGAACTCGCCCATGACAGGGACATTCCCAAAGCCTTCCAACGCTACCAATCCATTCAAGCCGTTGAATCCAACGCCTCCGAATCCTTAGCCCATGAACTGGCAAAGGACTTTCTTGCCAACATGAACGAGGTCCGGGAAGGCAGACGCAAGGACCAAATCTACCAAACCTTTATACGACCGCTCGACAACATCTGCACCGGGTTCAAGCCATCCGAGTTCATCCTCGTAGGTGGTCGTCCTGCAATGGGCAAGACCTTGCTTGCTCTCCAAATAGCGATGAACCAAGCTATGGCCGAAATCCCTGTCGTGTTCTTCACGATGGAGATGTCCGCTGATCAACTGACCCAACGTATGCTCTCGAACCTCGGAACGATGGACGGCTCTGCATTCCTAAAACCCGACGAGCGTATCAGCACCGAGCAGTACCTGACCTTGGCCCAAAAGGCTGACCAACTCAAAGGGAAGCCTCTCTACATCGTGGACCTGCACCAAGCAAACCTCGACCGCATCGAAGGCGAGATAGCAAAACTCAAGGCCAAGTTCGGAATCGTTGGTTTCTACCTTGACTACCTGCAACTCGTAGAGCCTGCGAAGATTGACAAGCCCAAGCCCAAAATCGAGCAGATGACCAACATCTCCAAGCAACTCAAAGCAATCTGCAAGAGGCAAAAAGTCTTCGGGGTCGTGGTTTCTTCGCTTTCAAGGGCAACCGAAGGCAGGTCCGACCATCGTCCCATCATGTCCGATCTTAGGGAAACCGGGCAACTGGAGTTCGATGCCGACAAAATCGCCTTTGTCTATCGCCCCTACGAACACGACAAGAGCGCAGAGCAGGACCTGATGGAGGTCATCTTTCGTAAGAACAGGAACGGAAGCCTTGGTATCGCCCAAGTCCAATGTCAACTACCTTACACCAAAGCCAACGAGTATCCGCTATGACCCCCGAATACACCCTGCAAGCAGCCTGCGTGAAGTTGTTCAAACTCTTGAAGCCCCACGAAGAAGGGCGGTTGTTTCTGAACCTTAACAACCCACGAAGCCGAACAAACGGTCATTTTCTCAAGGGTATCGGACTGACCGCTGGAGTGGCCGACATGACCTACCTATCGGACAAAGGGGCTATCTTCTTGGAGTTCAAAGCCAATAAGGGAAAGCAGTCCCTGTCGCAAAAGTGGTGGCAGGGGGTGGTCCAAGAGGCAGGCTACCGATACGAGGTCATCAGGAGCGTTGAGGATTTTCAGCGAGTGGTTGCAGGTGTGGAATAGTTGTGTAGATTTGTATTATACCCCATCGGATATAATTTATAGAAAAACCCAAAATCTATACGCAATCGGGTATAATCGTCAGCCTCTGGTCTTACCAAACCTCCCCCAGCGTCAGCCTATAACCTTACCAACCAAACCCCAAACCCATGAAACTATATGCATTCCAACCACAAGGACACGGTGAGCAATCGTTCTTCACCATTGCTAAAAGCGAAGAAGAAGCCATCAAAGCCGTAAACAAGCATATTGAAAAAGTTTACCCAAAGGGCAGTCCTAACGAATACGATGCATACGGATTTGGAACGGACTACTACGAAATGACCGTACTTGAAGAAGGACAGGTCGTTGAGAATAATAACCAATAACCAAACCCCAAACCCATGAAAACCACACCCACCGATTTCCGACGCTGGCAGATTCACATCCGCAAGGAGTGCGTCAACTGCAACCGACCCGACAAAAGCGAAACCATCAAGGCTTGGTCCGTCAACTGGACCCTGCTCGGTCGAATCCTCCAAGCCAAAAACGCCTGACATGGAATGGATTAAATGCTTGGACCGTATGCCGACACCTTACGAGCCTGTCCTGATTTTCACGACCGACATGAATCAAGCCTACGCATGGCTGGGCGATGGACGATGGTACTACGAACACCAAACTTGGTTCCTAATCGAAGTAAGCCATTGGATGCCACTACCTCCTAACCCGTTCTAACATGGACCTAATCTCACGAACCATTCTCGGCTATACCGCAGAGGTTGTAGGAGTCAGCCCCGATGATATATTGAGCGAAGTCAAGACCCAAGAACTGGTCCTTGCTCGAAGCATCTTTGCCGACATCGCCTACTCGGAATACCTCTACACCTACTGCCAAATCGGGCGTATCATCAAGAGGAACCACGCAACCGTCATGCACAACCTCGAAATCCTTGCGATAAACATGAGAGCAAGGCCCGACATCAAGTTTCTGCGTACACAGGTTTTAAACAGGACACGGGATTTTTTGCAACATTAGGAAGAACCCCCTCCATCTTTGCGTGAGTGAACGCAGAGGCTACCATCCTTGACCTTTATCGCAGCGGAGAAATCCGCAAGGCTTGCCTCACCATTACGGGGGGCAATCCGCTTTGGAAGGACCTCGAGCAAGAGGTCGTCCTGATTCTGCTCGAAAAAGACCCCGACAAGATTACCAAGATGCAGGTCCAAGGCTACCTGCGCTTCTACATCGTTCGGCTGATAATGAACCTGTACCGGGGCAACAATAATCAATTTGCGAAGAAGTACCGCCACCACGACGAGCGGGTCGAAGTGGATCCCGAAACCCAAGAACTAAGCAAGGACTACGACTCCCTGCTCGACGACCTTTGGGCTATTGCCCAGCAAGAGATGGACTCTTGGGCCAAGGATGGGGCCTTCCCGTACGACAAGGAACTGCTCAACCTGCTCATGCAGACAGGCAATATGAAGGCGATGAGCCGGGAAACAGGCATCCCGTACAGGTCCATCATTTACTCCATCGAGCAGGCCAAAGCCAAAATCAAAACCGCAATCGAAGCAAATGGATATACTGGTGTTTCCCATCCTGATTAGTGCCTTAGCGACCCTTGCGGTCGTGGAGTTCCGGGTGCTGCCGGGATGGTTCTACGCTTTGCCCTTTGCGAAGCGGAAGCCGTTTAGTTGTATGACCTGCTTTGGGTTTTGGCTTGGGGTCTTGCTGACCCTGCCAACGTGCCAATGGTACTTGGCCCCTATCCTCGGCCTTGCCACATCTGCCACCGCAATCCTACTCCGAGAATGGACCTTCAAATGACCAACGACCAGTTCATCGTGGCCCAAAAGCACAGGAAGTACTGGGACCAATACATCGCCTCCCTAACGATGCGACTGCCACCCGATGCGGTTGGAGAACTGCAAGCCATCTTGACCGCTCACGGACGACCGCCTACGAATTGGTGGTGCGCAGACTGCGTAAAATCGGCTCTCCAATACATTTACCTACAAGCGGACTTGTTCCTCGAAGTAAACCAAAACACCATAAACCACTCCCTGAATGCCCCTGCCAATTCCGAACAATAACGAAAGCAAAGAAGGCTTCATCGGTCGCTGCATGAGCAATAACCAAACCAATGCAGAGTTCCCCGATACGGCTCAACGGCTTGCGGTTTGTGGCTCAACGTGGGAGAATCACAAGAGGCAGCAGTTCGAGTCTTATTCGGACTACGGCCAAGAGATTCGGTCGAATGCCAAGCGAGGGATAGAACTCAACGAAAGGAACGGGAACAAGTGTGCGACGCAGACGGGCAAGGTCCGGGCGCAGCAGTTAGCCAACGGGGAAGCCATCTCGGTGGAAACCATCAAGCGGATGCACTCCTACCTGTCAAGGGCAGAAACCTACTACGACAACGCTGACGATACCTCGGACTGCGGTTACATCAGTTACCTGCTTTGGGGTGGCAAGTCGGCTCTCTCATGGTCAAGAAATAAACTCCGGGAACTTGGGGAACTTGAAGGCGAAGGATGACGAGGCACAGGTGCAGGCTCGGATGGACTCGCTTATGATGGTCATAACCACCCTCTGCGACTGCATCGGAGCGGTGGACGATTCCAATGCCCCGAACCAGTACGAAGTGAAAATGAAAATCGTAAACAAGATAAGCGACCTAATCGACAAAATTGAATACTGATGCAACGAGTACCCATAGGCACAATCAAGAACAACCCGAACAACCCAAGGGTCATCAAGGACGACAAGTTCAAGAAACTCGTGCAGTCCATTAAAGACCTGCCTGAAATGGCCGAGGTTCGTCCCGTTGTGGTCAATACCGATATGGTTGTGCTTGGAGGCAACATGAGGCTTAAGGCCATGCGTGAGGCTGGATGGAAGGACGTGCCGATTCAAGTCGTGGATTGGGACGAGGACAAGCAAAGGCAGTTCATCATCAAGGACAACGTAAGCGGAGGGGAGTGGGATTGGGATATGCTTGCCAACGAATGGGACACCGAGGAACTGCAAGAGTGGGGTCTTGACCTGCCCGACTTTGACAACGCCAAGGAACTGGAAGCGGAGGAAGATGACTACGAGATGCCTGACGAAGTGCAGACCGACATCGTTCTGGGCGACCTGTTCGAGATTGGTCCGCATCGTTTGCTTTGTGGGGATTCAACGGATAGCGATGCCGTTGCGAAGTTGATGGATGGGCAGAAGGCGGATATGGTGTTTACCGACCCGCCTTATGCGTTATTTGGGAATAGCACTGGCGTTGCCGTTGCAGATGATAAAATGATTAGGCCATTTTTTCTTTTAATTGGAAACTCAATAATGAGGGCATGCAAACCTTTCGTGCATTTTTACTCATGCCTTGATTGGAAAAGTTGGGCTGCTGTTTTGGAAACCTACACAAAGGCAGGGTTAACGGTAAAAAACATGATAGTTTGGGACAAAGGAAACGCTGGGCTTGGCCTTGCATATAGAAGCCAGCACGAATTAATTATGTTTGGTGTTGTCGGGAATGTCGGAATTAGCATAACTAATAAAAAGGGAATAAGCAGAGAGCATAAAATAACGGATGCAAATATTTGGCTTATCAAAAGAGAAAACAAAGAGGGCATGCATGCAGCACTCAAACCTCAAGAATTGATTCAAAAGGCAATTAAAAACTCGAGTTTTGATGGCGACTTAATCCTTGATTTGTTTTTAGGTAGTGGTTCAACAATAGCAGCATCCCACCAACTCAACCGCAAGTGCTACGGCATGGAACTTGACCCGAAGTACTGCCAAGTCATCGTGGACAGGATGCTTAAACTTGACCCGACCTTGGAGGTCAAGAGGAACGGACTGCCTTACAAAACAGAGATTAATCAGTGAATCCCAACCCTGATATATCGAACCTCAATCCATTCAAGAAAGGGCAGTCAGGCAACCCCAATGGTCGTCCACGCAAGTACGTCAGCACCTTGGTTGACCAAGGCTACAAGCGGTCCGAAATCAACGACACCATCCAAAACATGATGGCTATGACCTTGGAGGAAGTCAAGGCGGTTTGGGACAACCCAACGGCAACGGTCCTCGAAAAGACCATCGCCTCGGCCATCCGCAAGTCCATTGAGAAGGGAACACTCTACTCGATGGAAACCCTGCTCTCAAGGGTGTACGGTCAACCCAAGCAGGAGGTCGAGCAAACTGTCCACATTGAGCAACCCCTGTTTGGGGATGGAATTTAAGTACACGACCGCTATCAGGCGAATCCGTCGGATGACGGCCCGGAAGAAGGTCATCCAAGGCGGAACAAGTGCGGGGAAAACACTCGCCATCCTTGCAGTTCTCATCGACATCGCAGCAAAGAAGAAGACCGAGATATCGGTCGTGTCCGAATCCATTCCCCACCTACGAAGGGGAGCAATCAAGGACTTCGCCAAGGTTATGCAATGGACAAACCGATGGGTCGCAGACCGATGGAACAAGACCCTCCTGACCTACAACTTCGCCAACGGCTCGGTCATCGAGTTTTTCTCTGCTGATTCCGAGGCAAGGCTCCGAGGTGCAAGGAGGCAGGTCGTTTACATCAACGAGGCGAACAACATCGACTTTGAGTCCTACTACCAACTCGCCATCCGTACCAGCGAGGCCATCTACATCGACTTCAACCCGACTCACGAATTTTGGGCGCATACAGAGGTCCTTCATGAGGACGATTCCGAACTGATAATCCTTACCTACAACGACAACGAGGCCCTGCCTGATACCATCAAGCGGGACATCGAACTCAACCGCACCAAAGCCGAAACGTCTGCCTATTGGGCGAACTGGTGGAAGGTCTACGGCCTCGGTCAAGTCGGGACGCTTCAGGGTGCGATATACGAGGACTTCGAGGTCGTGGAGGGTATAGATGTCAGCCGAGCGAAATTCGTCGCCCTTGGGCTTGACTGGGGCTTTAGCAACGACCCTACGGCATTGGTCGCTATCTACCGCCAAGGGGACTGCCTGCTGATTCAGGAACTGCTCTACGCTACGGGGCTTACCAACCAAGACATCGCAGACAAGTTGCGGTCCTTGGGCATCACAAGGGCTTGGGAGATCGTGGCCGATTCAGCCGAACCCAAGAGCATCGAAGAAATCTACCGACTTGGCTTTAACATCAAGCCAGCGGAGAAAGGCCCCGATTCGGTTCGGAACGGGATAGACATCCTGAAACGCTTTAAGTTGCAGGTTACCAAGGATAGCACCAACCTCATCAAGGAATTGCGGTCCTACACTTGGGCAACCGACAAGGAAGGCAAGAACACAGGGGTCCCGATTGATTCCTTCAACCACGCCTGCGATGCGATGCGGTATGTGGCCCTCAACAAGTTACGGGTCAGTAACTCAGGTAAGTACGTTGTGGTGTAACTTTGGGGCATGAAGCAAACAGCAGTTGAGTGGATTGTTGAAATGATGACCAAAGAGGACTATTTCGGGACTTTTTGTACGGCAGACGAATTGCCTGTCCATAAGGAAAGAGTTGCCCAAATAGTGGAAGAGGCTAAGAAATTAGAGATAGAGCAATTAAAAGACGCTTACGGTGATGGGATAAACGCCCACAGAACAGATTTTTGTAATAGAGATGAGTATTTTGATAAAGTATATCGTGCCGTTTAACTTTGCGGTACTAAACCCCAAACATTATGAAAGATTTTATTACTGCTTAAATGAACCCCGAACGCATCCTTGACCTGCTCATCGAAATCGGCAAGACGCTTGCAGCCGTTTTCTTCATCATCACCCTTCTAACCCTCCTTTGGACCTTATGAAAGTCGTTCACTACTACCACATCTATTGCGGAGGGAATTGGCAGTTAATCCTCAACCAACATATGATGGCGGTCTGTAACTACGGTCTTATCGGGGTCTTGGACGAAATCCGTGTAGGCATCGTCGGTCCACCCGAACAACGCAAAGCGGTCAAGGAGGTGCTGGAAGGCTCGATGGTTGCCGATAAGGTCAAGGTCGTAGTAACCCGGACCAACGCTTGGGAGCAGGCGACCCTGACCGAAATGTACCGGGCAAGTCAGGAAGAGGAAGCCGTGTACCTATACGCCCACACGAAGGGGGCAAGCGACCCTTCTTTGATAAACCAGTTGTGGAATCGCAGCATGACCTTCTTCAACGTCGTGGCTTGGGAACGCTGCCTGCAACTGCTCGAAGGGGTGGATGCGGTGGGATGCCATTGGATTACCAAGGAGCAGTTCCCTCACATGGCGGACCACAACAACCCCGACGGCTACCCGTACTTTGGCGGTACTTATTGGTGGGCCAAGTCAAGCCACATCAAGGAACTGGGCGAACCTGTACGGGACCACCGCTGGCAGGCCGAACATTGGATTGGCAAGAAGCCCAACACGAAGGTCCACGACTCCAACCCCGGCTGGCCGGGTCCCGAAAAGTTTGTAATCACATTTTAACTATGAAAGACAAAGAATTAATCGCCATCCTCGACGAGTTAGACCTCAATGGTGCCGACTATGATGGAGGAACCGACAAAGCCAACGGCCACAACTACACAAGCACCTATGCCAAGTACTTGGCTGAAATGCGAGCAGACTCCATCAACTTCGTGGAGATAGGCGTGTGGCACGGAGGGTCCATGGCTATGTGGTGCAAGTATCTGCCCAAGGCCAAGTTCCTGTTCTACGACATTGCCAACCAAGTCAAACCAAAGGCTGACAAGCACATTGACTGGACTCGTTCAAGGCTTCACATCGCATCGGCCTACACACCCGAATCCGTGCAGGTAGCAAGGGACTATTTTAAGAACGGCATTGACTTCCTGCTGGACGACGGCCCGCACACCTTAAGCTCTATGTTGCAGGTTGTTAACCTGTATGCACCGTTGATGAACCAAGGAGGTGTCTTAATGATTGAGGACGTTCAGAGTAAGGATTGGTTTGTAAACCTGTCGGCCGTAGCACCGAGCAATTCAATCTTTGAGGCCATAGACCTTAGCGAATCGGGCCGATACGACGACCTTATTGCCGTTTACAAGTTCTAACCATGGGCATCCCCGTCATCATCAACAACCGCAACCTGCTGACATGGCCCAAGGCGATGGTCAGGGACTTGAGCAAGTGGGAGGGGATTGGGGACATCTACATCGTTGACAACGGTTCAAGCTACGAACCATTGCTGGAGTGGTACGCCACCAACCCCTGCAAGGTCGTAATGCTTGACCAAAACTTGGGCCATCAAGCCCCATGGACTTCGGGCTTGGTGCAACAACTGGGAGAGCCGTTCTATGCGGTTACGGACCCGGACCTTGACCTTTACAAGACCAGCAAGCGGACGATTCCCATGTGCTTGGAGTGGTTGCAACAATTCCCCCAAGCAGGCAAGGTCGGCCTGTCGCTCCGATGGGATGACGTGCCTCCAAGGTCGTCGTACTATACCCACGTGAACAATTACGAAGCGACTCGTCAGCGTAACTCACGGGTCATCATGGCAGCAAGAGTTGACGTGCCTATCGACACGACCTTTGCCGTTTACAATCGGCAGGAGTACTTCATCGGTGGGGTTTCATTGCTTGAGTCAGCGAGGCACATTCCTTGGTATTACTCGGAGAAAGAACGCAAGGCTGATAAGGAGTTCAGTCAGTACCTTGCATCGGCATCGTCGGCATCGTCCTACAAAACCTTCTTGAAACTATGAAACTCCAAGACCTGACCATTGACCAGTTCCAACGCATCGGAGCCATTGAGTTTTCAAGCGTCCTTGGGGACTACGACAAGCGCGCAGGAGTCGTTGCAATTGTTGAGGGGGTCGATATATCGCTCGTAAGAGAAATGCCCGCCAAGACCGTCCTAAAGCGTTACAAGGCTATTATCAGCGAGTGGAACGCATTGCCTGCCCTTGGGTACAAGAGGAAGTTCAAAGCAGGGGGCAAGTGGTGGATTCCGACCGTGTTCACGGATGAGTTGACGGCTGGGCAGTTGATTGAACTCATGGACGCAAACACGACGGACGAGAAACAACTCCTGCAGAACCTTCATCGAATCATGGCGACCTTGTGCAGGGAAGGTGGGTTATTCGGATTCTTCCCCAAGAAATACGACGGGGCTGCCCATGCCGAGCGAGCCGAACTAATGAAGAAGTACGCCAAGGTGGGCGACGTTTGGGGGGTTGTCAGTTTTTTTTTGCTAAGTTCAGAATCCTACTTGAAAGTTTTGAGCGACTATTCCAAGCACCTGATGACGAAGGCCGAGGGGCTGACGTAAGCCCTCTTGCCGGTTACGGTTGGCTCATGGTCGTGTGGAGGATGGCAAATAAGGATGTACTGAAATTCGATGCCATCTTTGCGATGAAGGCGGTGGAGTTCTTGAACTATGCCTTGCTGATTCACGACATTTTGGAAGCCGAACGGATGGAGGCGGAACGAGCAAGACGCAGATAGACACATTCCAGCACGGGGGACATTTACCCACATGGAAACAACCATACTTGCGAATGGCCAACCCGTAGGTAAGTTCGGTAGCGGTTCGATGAAAGGCATCGACCAAACCGCTTTGGAGGGCATTGGTTCAGTCGTCGGCCCCAAGGGTGGAGGCAAGTCGCCAACCCACGACGTGCTGGTCAAGTGGATAGAACGGGTCATCGAACTTGCGAAGAAGAACCTTGAAGCAGCCAACGCAAATGCAGGGGGAACGCTATCGGCATCTATCGCCCCCGAAGACATCGAACTATCCGCAAAGCAAATCGTCGTGGCTATCATGGCTAACCCCTATTGGAAGTATGTGGACCAAGGGGTGCGAGGCAAAACGTCAAGCGTAAAGGCTCCAAGGTCGCCATTCCAATACAAAGACAATTACCCACCTGCCCAAGCCATGGCTGATTGGATAGCCAACAAGGAAAAAGCAGTTGTGCCGACCTATTCACGCAAACTCAAGCGGATGCGGACGAAGCAGGAGCAGGGATTGGTCGATGGCAGGTCGGTAGCCTATTGGGTTTTCCAGCGAGGAACACGGGCCACGAACTTCATGTCTAACGCCCTATCCCCCGAAATGATAGACGTTTTGGTGAACACCATCGCTGAAACCCTTGGCAAATCGGTCAGTTTAGCAACCAAACTATAAAATGGCAACAACCGTCCTTTCAGGGTCGCCTCTCGTAGCAACCCCCGTTTACAACAAGATGCTCTTCAAAGTCAGCGGTTCGCTGATTGCTCAACCGAACTACCGCTACGTCTGCGATGTCAAGAACCCAGCAGGAACAACCCTTGCACGGCTCAAGTGCGACAAACTGCCCTCCACCAACTTCGGTTTCTTTGACGTGGCCAAGGTTGTGGAAACGCTGATTGCACCTACCAAGCCAACGCTGACCCAAACGGGATTCGTGGATCATGCCGGGTATTATTCGGGATATCGCCTCGACTTCATGGAGGAATACGGAAACACTCCAGTCGTGCAGACGGGAACGGTAACCACCGTCAGCGGGGTCATGGGGTTTGCGGGTAACTTGGAGCAGTTGGAGTTCCAAGACTGGAGCCTAAGCCCCTACTTCCGAATCGGGTCCTCGTTCAACTCCGTTAAGCCACTGACAACACCTACGGCCTTCACTGTGTACCGTGGAGGCAAGGCTTGGCTTGCGATTAACGCCACGAAGTTTACTGCCGTGTCCGCCAATGACACCTACCTCGTTTCGGGCCGTGTGGCTTACAAGGGGGTCAATTACGACATAGCGGTCAGTCCAAGTTTGTCAGGCACTACGGACTTTAACATTCAACGATTCGGGTGCGGACCTGCACAACTATCGGGAACCATCGCAGCACTAAGTGGAGCAGTTGAGGGGGATTCCTACACGGTGCAGTTCTTGGCTAATCAGGGCTTGGGGTCGGTCATCACGACCTTCACCTTCGGACCCTGCGAGCGATTCAACTCCATCCCGGTCCACTTCCAAAACAAGTACGGAGGCATTGACTCCTACACCTTTACGCTCAAGAACCGCAAGAGAGCCAACATTACCCGGCAGACGTTTGGCTATAATTCAGACGTTTATGCGACCACCACCTACGACAAGGTTTGGGCTGGGGAGTTCGATTACGTTTACGCACTCAACTCGGACTGGCTCACGGATGCAGAGTCCGCTTGGCTGATTGAGATGGTTCGTTCCGGGCAGGTATGGCTTGAACTGGATGGGCAGTTGGTCGAGGCTATCGTCAACGCCAATACCTACCAATTCACGACCCGCAGGAACGACCGACTCACGCAGTTGCAGGTCGAGGTTGCCGTGGCTTACAAGAATAACATCCTATGAGCGTAACCCTCATCGCCTACCCGACTGCTGACTACACCACCGACTTGCAGGCTTGGAATGCGTTCAACGACCGAGCCGATGCCGATGGTGCTACGAGCAGGGAGGACGCTTGCTTTGGCTGCCTGTTCTCAACCTTTGCGACCATTTACGACCAACCCGAACTCGCTTATGTGTTGGACACCATGGGCGAAATCGACATCGCCCTGACCTTTTCGGTGGAGGACATTGCCGACATAACCAAGCGGAGGGGGTCGTTCTCCAAGACCATCACGTTGCCTAATACGACAACAAATCGGGACTGCTTTGGTCATGCTTACAACATCCAGTCCTTCGTGGGTGGCTTTCAACCAAACAAGAAGATTCGTGCTGCCATGTGGGAGGACGGGGTGCAGGTGTTCAGCGGAGTCCTGCAACTGATTTCCATGTCGAAGATTCGGGGAGAGGTAACCTACGAAGTGGGCCTATTCTCGGACGACGTAAGCCTGTTCAAGTCCATTGAGGGCAACCTACTTGCGACAACCGTTGGGGTAAGCGGAATGAACCACACGCTGACCTCTGCTCATGTTTCTGCAACTTGGACGGCAAGTGGTGCGAGCGGTTACGTTTACGGCTTGGTGGATTCCTACGGCTATACTGACGTGGTAACGCAAGGATGGTTTGCGGTTCCCTTTTACAAGATGACACCGAGCATTTATGTGAAGAAGATGGTGGACCTCATCTTCGCACAGGCAGGGTATCGATACACATCGGAGTTTTTTAACTCGGAGCGGTTCGGCAAGTTGGTCATTCCATACGCTGCTGGGGAAGCAATACTGAACTTATCGGGGTCAACGATTTTCGTAGCAAGTACCGGGACGATTAGCGCATCGGGAAACATCAACTACACGATGCAGTTCCAAGATGAAACAGGAAGTTATTACGACCGCCCCGGATATTGGGTTCCTTCGTCAAGCACCTTTGTTGCGCCTTCGTTCCCAACTCGTTGGAACATAACGGTAAATTTTGGGGTAACTGTTGCAGCACCGAGGCCCGTTGCAAATATGAGTATCCGAAACCTGACCAACTCTACGGATAATCAGGTCATCACGGGCATAAACATATTCTCAAACAACTCGGTTACTTTTCCAAACGTTACCATCCCTGCCAACACAACCGCAAACATCGGCATCGTTTTCACGACTCCATTTTCGGGAGGTGCTGGCACTATTCAGTCCGGGGCAACGGTCCTATGGGAGTGCTTGGAGAACCCTCAAACCTTGCACACGGTTGACATGAGGACCGCCCTGCCTGCTGATGTCAAGCAATCGGACCTCCTGCAAGACCTGCAAAAGATGTTCAATCTCTACTTCATGCCGGACCCTGCCGACCCGAAGAACCTCATCGTGGAGCCTTGGGTGGACTTCTACTCCAGCGGTGTGGTTGACTGGTCGCAGAAATCGGACGAGAACGCAGAGCAGAACATCACGAACGGGGACCCGAATCAGTACAAGACCATCGTGTTCAAGTACAAGGATGCCGGGGACTATTTGTCCAAGTTGGATAAATCGAACTACCCGCTTGCCAAGGAAGGCTACGGAGGGCGAATCTTCACAACCGACAACTTCTACGGCAAAGGCGAGAACGTCGTCGAACTCGCTTGCAGCACTCTAATCCCTGCGAACTTCACAACTGACAAAGTAATCGGCAGGGCTTGGGACTTGGACGGCTCTGCTTTGTCGGGAACCATCAAGACCTTGCAGAGCGGTTACCGCATAGCCCAATACAACCTTATCGAAGCACCGACGACGTGGGCCTACCAATACGGGGTCAGCGGTTCGGTAGCACTCGCAGAGTCGTTGTTGAGCCTGCCATTCGTCAGCCACATCAATAACCCCTACGACGCAAACTTTGACCTTGCTTTTGGAATCCCCAAGCAGTTGTACTATGCGGTGAATGTTGCCGCAAATAGCGACCCCTACCTATACACGAACAACAACCTCTTCAACATCTATTGGTGGAACTTCGTCCAAGAAACGGTCAGCCGTGAAGCGATGCAGTTGGAGTTGTCAATTATGCTCAATGCGGTGGACATCAGCCAACTTGACTTCCGCACTCCCGTCTACTACGGAGGGGTCCGTTGGAGGCTGCTTGAGATTCGGGACTACGAGATAGGTCAGCAGAAGCCTTGCCGGGTAACCCTTCGCAGGATTCTCAACCTAACCGAGTTCGTGTTCAAGCAAATTGGTTACCTACCCTACGACGGACCTGTTCCGGCAACGGACTCGGATTACCCGAACGAAGTCCCCCCGATTCCATCGGTCAAGGAACTGCCAGCGGTTGCAGGTCCTCCCGGTGAAACAGGTGCGACTGGAGCAACAGGTGCGGTCGGTCCAGCAGGTGAAGGTTTCACACCGGGCGATGCGGCAGGGGACATCAAGTATTGGGACGGAGCCGATTGGGTCAACTTGGGCATCGGGACGGAAGGTCAGGTCTTGGAGGTTGTGTCGGGATTACCAGCATGGGCAGACAAATAAAAAA